CTCCGGCATAAAGTATGTTCGACACCTTTTGCGCATGCTCAGCGCCATCAACTACAATCCAATGCTCACATGGTTGGTTGTTAGTAGACTCCATCGCCTTGGCTAAAAACGGCAGTCCTGTTGTGGGGGTTATGACTACGGCAGGTGCAGTCATTTCTCACTCGCTTTCTTTAGTATTGCTCTAGCGAAAAATACAAATGGTTGATTTGCTAATCTTGCTGTTCCGTCGTCGACTTTTGTCCAATCATCCATTGCCTGTTTCCAAATTTCTTCTATTTCCTTATCACTTAACTCTTTTATTTGTGGTGAACAAGTATGAATTGAATCGCCAGTTACTCTTTGACCACAATCAAGACAAGAAGTCCAACAAACACACTCGTTTGGTATTCTGTGGCATTGATTACAAAAAACATTTGCGTTCATTTCTTAATCCTGTCCCATATAGCGGGTATCGGCATACCTTTGATGTGTTCCCACCCAATGTATACACAGGCAAACATAATGAATAGGAAGAACCCAAACACCGCCATGAATATGATGATGGCAAAGGTAGCCACAAATAGAATCAATAAGTTAATAATTGTTCCAATCATTTCTTCACCACCGCAAGTTGATAGTTCTTCAATAGCAAATCGTACTTACCTACAAACCCCATGAGGAAGCCATCAATCCCGCACTTGGTCGGCTCGTGTGGATACTCGTAGTCATCAAACAGCATCACACCGCCTTGACGTAGTAGTCCCCAAGCCATGGCTGCATCGGTCAAAGTCGCTGCTGGATCATGGCTTCCATCAATGTAGATAAAGTCAATCTGTTGTCCATGCCCGATTAGTCTTGCTAGAGCTTTGTAAGAAGTGTTTTTGGTATGGCATACGACTTGACCAACAACAGCAGCTTCTTTGGTGTTTTCCCAAAAGCGCTGCTCTACCTCTGGCATATTAGGAAATGGATCAATGCACTCTATGAATCCGTCTTTTGGCATAGCGTTCTGTAATAACCAGCAAGTGGAACGACCTTCGTAGGATCCAATCTCTAAGAAATGACTACGCTTTTCACCAAGCGCATCCATGCACTTCTGAAAGTTTGGGATATTGTGGCTAAACCAATCAGCAGTAAAGTTCATGCTTTCCTCACACGTTTTTTAATTGCAACAATACCTTCTTCGGGGTCTACTTTTTTACGGGCTTCCATCATGGCATCTGATAAGGCATAACACAACATGGCAAACCGCTCGTTGTTTTCGGTTTCACCCACCCCAATACTTTTACCGCCCATACTAGGAATAATTGCCATCATCGCAAACATCGCAAAGCAATCTCTTAAATCATCATCACCTATCATTTAGCACTCTCCATACGATTTACCTACACCTGATTCACAACTAAGCGGGAGAGTTTGCGCCCATGCGGGTCTAGTTTTCATGCACTCTTCCACATACTGTTGAGCCTCTTTAGCTTCTTCTTCGGGTGCGATACAAGCCACCGCATCATGCACCGTCAACACTACCTTGTATCTCTTACCGATGAGTAGCATCTGTTCTGCAATAACGCATCTTGCAATCGCTTGGCATAGGTTTTCTACGACCTTACCACCATAAATTTTAACTGCACCCTTGCGGGTTTTGTATTGATACTGAGTCTTACCATCAGCATCGTATACTCTTTCAAGACCATCATACCTCTGCCATAGACCACTTGGCAATAGGAACCCACCCTCAAGCGGATCAAACTTTACCGCATCGACCGCACCAAATGGTGATGCCTTTTTATCTACGATAGCTTCGACACACTTCTGAGCCTGCCTCCATAGTTCGGGTATTTTTTCATAGGTGTTGCGATATACCTGAATGATACGATTGGCTTCATCCGTTTCAATCTCCACACCGAAAGTCTTGAGTTGAACTTGGAATTTCTGTGACCCCATGCCGTAGCCAGCGCCGAGGATTGTGGTCTTCCCCACGAACCGCTCCTCTTTAGAAATATCTTCGACCGCTTTCCCATAAATTGCCGATGCCATGATCTTGTAAACATCTTCACCCTTATCAAAAGCTTCCACTAAATCGTTTTGTCCTGCCAACCATGCCACCGTGCGAGCCTCAATCTGCGAGGAATCGCAGTCAATCATCACATATCCATCAGGCGCACATATAGACTTCTTTAGCTTGCCTGCATTTTGCCCACGGCTAGGAAGGTTCTGCAAGTTAATCTTATCGTCGCCACCCCACCGCCCAGTGTGCGCCGCATAGTATTTAATAGGCACGGGCAACAACCCTCTTGTAGAGATGTCAATAAACCTCTGCGTTCTCGTCTCCTCCAAAGTTGTTTTGTTACCTAGCCTTGCGGACACCAGAGCCTGCACCCGTGGATCAGTATGTTCAAGTAAAGCTTTAAACTCCTCATCAGTCTTGGCAAAAGCCCATGCTTCTTTGCCTGTCCTAGCACTGATCTTGGTAGGGGGCACGACACCCAAAGCCTTTAGTAATTCGGCAAACCGATCATTACTCATTAAGTCATCAATCTCAGCCTGAGCCGATTCGAGTAGCTTTGCCTTTAGATTCTTGACGTTCTCGAGATGCTCTTCCAACATGGTCTTATCCAAGACTAACGTAGGTTGTATAAACATCTTTAGAGTTGTGTCTATAACTTTCAATTCCTTTGTTGGGAAGTTTTTTGCTAGTATTTTGAATAGGTCATAAGTCAGCGCAACATCGTTACAGCAATACTTTCCATACAACTCTAGGTCTACATCGTAAAAGTCCGTGCGTCGTTTAGCCTCGGCACGGATGACCTCATCACCCTTGACCCCAATCTGATGCCGTTCAGCCAAAGCTTTGAGACTGCCACCCGCATCCACCCCATGCACCGCCCGAGCCATACACAGGGTATCGAGATAGCCTTTTGGTTTAATGCCAAAGTGCCAATTCAGAATCGCCCCATCAAACTGCATGTTGTGAGCCAAAGCCAAAGCGTTGTCCCAGTCAAACTTCTTTAGGAATGCACGGGTCTCAGCCTGAGTCCCACTAAACCATTCAGGTTCGCCATCATCCACCGCCACCGCAACCCCGATGACTTCGAATCGGTCATCACGGATATACTCCTCGGTCGTCAGCTTAGTCAGGCTAAACGCTTTGTCGTGGTAGGTTTCTATATCGACCGTAAGGATAGTCATTTATAGGTTTCTCCCCTTACTATTAAACTTATTGCTCTTTGGCTAACACCAAATCGTTTAGCTAAATACACTTGTTTGTATCCTTTTTTATATAAAACTCGTATGACAATAATCTGTTCTTTCGTAAGCTTGGCGTTAGCATGTTTTTCACCTCTTGGTTGGTTTTTTCTACCTTTTCTATAAGCGTCAGTTTGATTATCTGTATAGTTGCCAATAAAAAAGTGTTTGGGGTTGCAACATTTACGGTTGTCGCATTTATGAAGTACAAAATACGGGCTTCTTTTATCTTTTGGTGCTTCCGGTGTTGGTACTTTATTTGATAGCCACGCTGATACTCTATGGGCTACATAAACTTTACCCTCCCATGCCACGGTTCCATATCCCGTACTATTGCAAGAGCCAAGCCACTCCCAACATTCATTAGCTTTACCTTTATCAATCTTCCCCCAAAAAGACTGCTCTGTTTGTGGTTTACTCACCCTAGACTCCTAGTACGTTTTACAAGTCTATAGTTTAGCATGATTATTTTTCTCCCTGTGTTCTAGCGCCATCTGATAAGCGTGATATAGCCGATGGGTAATGTTCTGTATGGTGTATGCCATAAACTCATCGCTTGGGTTTTGTTCGTCTATCACTTTAAGAAACATTTGCCAAATATGCACAGCTTCATGCACCAACAGAACTGCGTTCTCAATCGGGTCTTTATTCTCAACAAGCATTACGATGCAGTCTGTTGCTTCTCCATCCCGCATTACAAACTGGCACTTTGCCCCGCTATCAGGCCAAACATAATTCAAATACTTACCCTCTTTAGCGAGTTGGGCTAGGGCTTTAACATAGGCTTTCTCATCAATACACAAGCACCAATTAAACAATCGGATACCAATATCGTCACTTAACCACATCGGTTCTTTCTTGGGATCAAACTTCATCTAGCAGTAGCTTTCTTTTTCCGTTTGTTTTGTGCTTCAATGAGATCAAGAATGTCTTGTTTTTGTTCTTCGGAAAGTGCTTGCACCTCCGCTAAAGTTACGGTTGATTTACCCCATGTGCCTACTGCCCCCGTCGTTGAAGTTAATGCCCCACCACCTAGTGGTATGTTGCTTGTCGAATAGCTTCTGCTATCAAATAAATCTTCTTGAACATCTAAGTTCGCTACATTGGCGAGACGACGCAATACGTCAGCCGTAAAGTTTTCTCTACGCACATCCTCTAATTTGTCATACATCGCCTTAACTTCGGCATCAGACAAGAACGGTAACGGGGCATTCTTTTTGTGGGCTTCGGGTGAACTTACCCTAGCATGTACCGCTTGCACGATATCACCCCATTTAGAATAACTACCTTCCTCAAACTCCTCGGGGTTTGTATCCATGCGATCAAGTATGATTTGCACCCCTTGATTCATAACGTCTTTGTTCATTATCTATTCCTTCTTATGTCAAAGTTTTGTGCGGGGTAACGCTTGGTGTCGCCTGTGTCATGCCAAATAACAGTAACGGTATCGCTTCCATCCTCAACCGCCCAACAACCATCACCCGTTGTACCACTGGGTATATAAAAATAAGCCTTGTATAAGTTAGTGTAGTTTTTACCTCTATATACACAAGCCTCGTCAGTCAGCACAATCTTGCCACCCGCTTGATTTGGCATCGATGCAACTACCGCACCATGAGCAATCATGGGGCACAACAGAAGTGTTGCTAATATTTTTCTCATACAGCCTCCACATACTTGACTAATTCGTTGTATTTCTCGCCAACCGTCAACAACTTTATGCGACCATCCTCGGGGTCAACCGTGATCTTGAGTAGTTTCTTTTTAGCGAGCGCCTTGATTGCGTTATGCGTAGTTACGGGGGAAGTCCGCCAAAAGCCTTCGAGAAAGCCCATGATAGTAATCTTCTCTTTGCTAGAAGCAATCTCATCCACAATAATTAAATCTATTGCAGAGATACCAAACTTAACCTGCACCCCTTTTAGTTTCAACATAAACTTGTCGAACTTCATTTACCTCTCCTTAATGCGTAATAGTTATATCTATCTTGCTTATACCGCACGTAGATTCTCCCTTCCTTCGTCAGCACGCTCACGTAATACCTAGCCTGTCGCAACCGCAAGCGCATCAGCCTAGCAATATCTTTTATATTGACGGCATACTTCCCATGTAGCACCCGAATCAACCGCATCTTCTTACCGTTACTCGGCTTGGCTCTCGGTCGTCGGTTCTTCATCACATCTTTCAATTAAAGCGGCATACCCACAGATGTCCACCACAGAATCACGATGGGTCATGTCATTAGCCAACCTTGCAGTCTTCAATAAAATCATCATCGAGGCAACATCTTTAGCGTTGAGTTCACCGCCACTGGTCCGTGCTTCAAGAAAAGCATTCCACATCTTCGCAATCGTTTTTAGATTCTTGCTTGGATGCCCGTAGGTCTTCTCCCGATCACCATAGATGATGGTGTGGGCTTCTTTTAATACTGTTAGTTCACTCATTCGTTCTCTCCATACTCTCGTAGCTTCGCTTTTAACCGCATGATCTCGGCTTTTAATACTTGTAGCTGATGCCGTAACATTTCCTCGGTATCTTCTTTATCTTGTTGCATCCACCCCGCAAACGGAATCGGTATGCCACCCGAATACTCATCATCTTCTTTCTTCATGGCATTCTCCCGATCCTCACTTGTCCACGTTGTCATCCCCTACCCTCCTCATCAAAAGACGCTAGATACTGTTGCAGTTCGTGCAAGTTCTCTTCGTTAATAACAAAAGTAACCCCACCGCTTTTGCGTATCAGGGCTAACTCTCGCTCTTGCAAAGTAGTTGTTGTGCCCTTCCCCGCCTTGGTCTCAATGGCAATAAATCTCCCGTTGAAGCAAGCAATTATGTCGGGAACCCCCGACCGCCCGTAGCCATGCGTAGCAGGCATGAAGTTATAAACCCCATGCTCGGCTAGTATCTTGCGGACTTTATCCTTAACTTTCTTCTCGGGTGTGGTCATAGCTGAGACGCTCTAGTGAAGTAGTCGCCTAGTCTTGCCTTGATTAAGTTAATATCATCCCAATACGCACTGGTCTTGGTCACGAGTAAGGGCTTTACCTTTAGCTTACGCATGATGAACTCTTTACTGATGGTGATACCAAGTTCCTCACTCACTTGCCCTGTAACTAACGGCAAACCTTTTAATGCAGGGACTTTTTTTACAGTAGGTTTTTTCACTTGTTTTTTAGGTTTCGTTGCCACGATTACTCCTTAAATAACTGTTGAATTTTGGACTCGAGATAGCGCACGACCGCAAGCTGATCCATGTAAAGATGTTGTAGACGTGCGATTTCTTTTTCTTGTTTGTTGGATTTCTCCCGCCACTCAAGACACCAACGATTTAGTTCTGCGTTATCAGCAACCAACTTTCTAATCTTGTCTGTTGGTTTATTACGCACTCGCCTAACACTTGGGGTTTTATTAACACGTGTTAACTTTTTACCCTTGTTCTTTAGGTAACTGCGTATTACATACACTTGGCTCTTTGAGAAGCCTGTCTTTTCACAGATTTCTTTGACGGATATATTCTTATCCGCATCCATCAACTGCTTTACCGCATTTATTTTGGTATTTTTCATAGCACTCTTTCCTTTATTAAAATGGGCTTTCGCCTAATAGTTCAAACACATCTAACTTCTTCTCCCTCTTGCGAGGGGTTACAACCAACTTCAAATCATCGTTGCCACGCATAAACTTCTTTGCCTCATCCTCGAAGACAAACGCACGTAGCAACCCAACTTCATCATGCACTTGGAAGCGCATGTATTTGTTTATATTCATCTAAATCCAAATAAATAGTGTATGCACCGCCCACAATTCGCCTACCAATATCTGTTATCACAGGGTCAACGGGGTTATCAGCCACACGCAACAATGAAAGACGTTCCAAGACAAAGCTTGGAAGTGCATCAGGCTTAATCATCTTAGCCTCACGAGTCCTGTTATTGTTTAGTGTTGCTTGTTGCACTGCACCTGAACTGCCTGTAAACACACCAAGTGTGTATGGTTTTTTCTTCTTCACGTGTTTCCTATAAAGTTTGTTACAAACTCAATTTATATAACATTTATAGAAATGTCAAGCATTTTATTTATTAGGAAATACCCTCGATCCAAAACTCTGTATCGCTTGATTTGTAACCAACGTTAGGAACGTGTGTATCTTTATCCATCATCTTTAACATACCAACATGTTGTTGGATGAGCGTTGGTGCGGATTCCAGGGACTCAAACGTCGTTGTCCCCATCTCCATGTTCACATACTTAGCCAACACCGACACAGTTACCATACCATCAGGCGCAAGGTAAACATGCAACTTAGTAAACTCTTTATCACTCAACTCTTTAGCCTCTTGCATGACAGGCAACCCTTCGGTCAGGGCTTTACGCAACCCATCGGTCTTGGGCACATACCCAACTGTTTGCATGTGTAGTAACTCCTCGTAAAAGTTTTGTTGATTCAACGCATAATCCCGAACCTTCCACACCTTCTTTTGTTTGTAGTCGTCATAGGCATCTCTAGCTGACCCCATTGACCTATGGGCTATCTCATGTGCGCTGTATGGTTTCAGATACTCTTTCATATACTTAAAGATCTTTCTGAGATCCTTCGACTTCCTTGTGTGAAAGTCTGCGTTATGCCTGTTGTATTTCTCGTTCTGAATCAAACGACTAGACACTACCCAAGTATCGTCATCGGTAAGATATACCGACCCCAACGAAGTACGATCGTTAAGCGGAGTAGTCGACGGCACAGGAAAGCGACCATCGATAAACGCAACAAAATTGTTATTTACCACAGATACGTTCACAGGATACCGACTGATATGCACCTTGCGATAATCCATAACAAGTTTGTGTAACACATCGGTTAACTCATGCATCTCATCACTAAGCACTAACATTTTCTTTCTCCTTAAAGTAATTTAATTAAAGCTTCGGCTTCTTCTTTAGTCAGTTCCGTTGCAATTATGTATTTCGGGTGGAAAAACTGAGCGTTGGCAACAACTTTGTATCTCTGCTTTACTTGTCGCTCGGGGGGTTTGTTTCTGTTAAATATCTCCAACTGCTCAACATCTTCTATTGGTTGAATACCCCATGTCCGTTCTTCCCTAACCGACTTTCTGCACTGCAATATGTCGCCTATCGCCTTGATGGTTTGTTTAGTTAAGTCAAATCCGTTTGACATACCCACATTTAATTGCTTGATGAACCGCTCTGCTCTTACTAGGTCTTCCTCATCCATGCACCTCTCCTTCAATAATTGGTTTTAAGTCCTCGTCTGCAACTCCTGTTGATACCTCGGCAGTAACGTATGGGTATTCCAAATCACAATCCTCACCAAACTCTTGGTCTTCTATATCAGTAATGTCATCGCCAACCCTTGCAAAGCGACACGCAAAGTTCTCGTCGTAATTCTCAGCCATCTCCATCAGATCAGCAAAGGCACGTTGGGATTCTTCATACCACTTCCAATAATTATGTTTGAACAAGATGTATTTAATCTTTTGGTGATCCTCGTAGTAATACATGTTGCCCAACATTTCTTTGAGCGTATCGTTTGCATCAATCTTCGCCAACGCTATAAACTTCTCGGGTTCTTTCACCCGTAAACAAAATGCAATCTCACTTCGGTATCCCATTTAGTCCTCCTCTAGAATTTTGTTTTTGGCACACACATACCGCTATATCGAACATTAGTGCCACCCCGATAAGCATCTACTTGGGCTTTTGCTTGCATACAAGCCTCTTTTGTTTTGAACTCCGCAGTAGCTAGTGCACCTACATTTGAACCTAAAAGAATTAACACCCATAGCTCAACCATACATCCTCCTCAGAACATTCCCAAGATCTCATCGACCTTAGACTTCACAATCAACCGCAAATCATCGTCTTCACGTAACTCACCAGCTGACACACCTGAAAGCACACTCTCCAATTTCTTTCTACATGTTTCTAACTTCGGGTCATTGGTTACGTTCAACTTGGTTAGCAACTCGCACAACTGCACCGCATTACCCACCAACGAATCTCTGAACACAGGGGTATAAACTTCTGTCCCATCTTTCAGAATCCTAGGATTTGGCAAGGAAGTTAGTCGCTCGCTCATATTAGATAAGCACTCATGCAACCGCCCCCACGCATCTGACATCGCATCGTTCAACTTAGCTTCGTAGAACTTCTCGTATTGCTCTTTCAGGTCTGACTTGTAAGCCTCGCCTACATCAACTCGGAAGTCGCCCACATCAGGCACAGGCAAGAACACATACTTAAACTTAAATTTATCTACCAACTCGTCTGCATTCGGATAGTCGGCAGCGTCAAAAAGATCGCCTAACTGAAACGCACTAGCCGATACCAATGTCGGATACTCGTCAATGAACTCCTTGACCGACTCATCGAACTGCGTCTGGTAATCTGATAATGTAGCTTTATAGTCAAAGAAGTTTGCCATAGGCAATAGTCTACTACCACCATCCGACCATGGCAAGGTCTGTTGATAATGCCACGCACGAATTGCGTTCACCAACTTCGTCAACTCGTCTAGCTTTTGTGTGCCTGCCAATAATTTTTTGTGATAGTTTCCTGCTCTCGCATGCGTTCCT